AGGCTTGCATTTAGCACGATATAAGTGGGGGTACCATGTGGGAGAAAATCCTTCCGCTGCCCTGTTAACGTCTTCTACGACGTAAAATCTCTTCAAGGCGAATTTTAGATCATTTAATGCATGATCATCTTTGAGATGCGGTAGTTCTAAGACATCTCCAGAGATTATCTTGCGACCTAGTTTTTCTACTGTGTCATTGATGTGGAATGTGACGAATATAGTATCGTTCTGCAAGAACAGCCCGAACTGGCTGAGATTGAAATCTATGTCCTGCACATTGTAAACACCGCGCAGCACGTAGATATCCGGATCGTATCTACGATCTCTATTTTCTAAGAACAACAGATCCTGTATCTGGGTCTCTGACGGAGCAGCGTAGAAAGGTTGGCTCGGTGAGGCTTTGGCAGGGTCCGACGATCCTCCGGGCCCGATATACTTGTGTATGAAAACATCTACTCCGCCAACCTGGAACATTCCCCAGGCATTGCGGTCGATGAATTTATAGTCGTTGCCTTTTTGTGGGCGATACAGGCTCAATCGGGGAATTTTGGTTCTCCTTGATAGTCAATTACTTCGATTCTTTGTTGAGCATAATTTATGATACCAAAATACCATTTAGTGTATTTGTTTTCTAGAAATGCCATCATAGTCGTATATTTACCGCTACCGATAAATACTCGTATGAGCCAAATCGACCAATCCCGCCAAGAAGTCTATGACTTCTGCCGCATCATGCTAGGTGATGGGATCGTAGATGTAGAACTAGATCCCATACACTATACAACTGCTCTAGAAAGAGCTCTGGCTGTTTTCCGCCAGCGCTCCGACAATGCAGTAGAAGAAAGCTATGCATTCATAACCCTGCAAGAGAATCAGAACGAGTATATATTGCCCAAAGAGATACAGCAGGTCCGGCAGATCTTCCGCAGGAGCATAGGATCACGAACAGGATCGGGCAGCGGAGGTACCGTGTTCGAACCGTTCAATCTAGCCTACACGAACACCTATCTGCTGAGTTCTACCAACATGGGCGGATTGGCTACCTATGAGCTGTTCGCGGGATATCAAGAACTAGTGGGCAAGATGTTTGGTAGTTTCATCAACTTTACCTGGCATTCTCAGAGCCATAAACTGATCATACAGCAAAGACCGAGGACCAACGAAGAAGTCCTGCTCTGGGTCTATAACGTCAAACCAGATTTCGCCATTATCTCTGATGTCTATGCTGGACAGTGGATCAAAGACTATAGCCTGGCGAACTGCAAGATCATGCTGGGACAGGCCCGTGAAAAATTCGCCAGCATAACTGGTCCGCAAGGCGGCACAGCGCTCAATGGTGCTGCTCTGAAGTCAGAAGGGCAGGCTGACATAGAAAGATTGACCACAGAATTGACTACCTCAGTATCTGGCGGTATTGGGTATTCATGGATCATAGGCTAGATTTCAAAATCAAGATCCGGTATTGATTTAAACATCTCGTGATGTTATAATCAACTATCGGAGGACAGTTATGATCATAGGAATTTGTGGCCTGATCGGTTCAGGCAAGGATACCGTAGCGGATTATCTCGTCAATTTCCACGAGTTCCGCAGGGAAAGTTTCGCTGCCACCCTAAAAGACGCTGTCTCAGCAGTATTTGGCTGGGATAGGACCATGCTAGAAGGACGCACTAAAACTGCACGAGAATGGCGAGAGCAGGTAGATCCATGGTGGGCGGAGAGATTGTCCATGCCTACTCTCACACCACGATGGGTTCTGCAATATTGGGGTACTGAAGTCTGCCGCAAAGCCTTCCATGATGACATCTGGATCGCAAGTCTGGAAAATAAATTACGCAACAGCGAAGACAATGTGGTGATATCGGACTGTAGATTCCCAAACGAGATCGAATCTATCTGTCGCGCTGGCGGCAGGATAGTGTGGATCAAGAGAGGGCCTGTGCCTGATTGGTACGAGGTCGCCCAACAGGCTAACAAAGGACAGAACTGGGCCATACAGGAATTAAAGACTCTGGGCATACACAGTTCAGAGACTGCCTGGATCGGTACGGAATTTGATGTCGTCATCCTTAACGATGGCTCCATAGAAGAGCTGTACAAGCAGGCCGAGGCTCTGCTAGAAATCCGCGACTAGATCTCCCTGCTTCCAGGTTATTCCCTGTTTGCCCAATATCTGGCAGCAGTTAGCGCAGACGGTCTTGAGATTACTGGGCCTGCAGTTGTCTAGATTTCCATCTACGTGGAACACCCTAAACACTTCCGGATGTGGCGATCGGAATCCACATTTTTCACACTGCGACTTCATCTTGTAACCAGCGATCTGCCATCTGGGCCGGCCCTGACCTAGACCATTTTTCGCGCAGGTTTCGCAGAGACTGCGGTAAAATACCCGATCCTTTTTATAATAATTGACAGCGCGAGGTCTGACTCCGCATTTACAAAGAGGTCTCATGCATTTATTTAACGGATTCGCCCCTTTTCGACCCCTTTTTTTAATTCCTAAGACTTCGCTTTTTTGGAAAATCTAATAAATATTAGACAAGATATTAATCGGGAGATTTAAGATGGCACTAACATCACCAGGAGTAGAGGTACAGGTAATCGACGAGAGTTTTTATACGCCCGCAGAACCAGGAACAGTACCTCTGATAGTAGTCGCTACCGCAAAGAACAAACTCAATGGAGCTGGAACAGCCGTAGCTGCTGGCACATTGGCCTCTAACGCAGGTAAGGTATTTAGGATCAGCAGCCAACGCGAGCTGATCGAAACATTTGGTGTTCCTTTCTTTGAAAAGACTGCCACAGGAAATCCTGTGCATGGTGGAGAAAGGAACGAATATGCGCTGTTAGCAGCCTACAGCCTCTTAGGTGTGACAAATTCCGCATTCATCTGCCGTGCTAACGTAGATTTAAATGAGCTAGCAGGACAGACCGCAGAACCTGGAGCAGAACCCAGAGATGGCACGTGGTGGATTAATTCCGCGGCAAGTGCCTGGGGTATCCAAGAATGGAACAACGCACTTGCCAATGTTTCAGGTGGACAAAAATTCACGACTAAATTTCCGATCAGACTAACTGATGCCGATGAGGGTAAAATCTCTGGTGGTTTTCCTAAGGATTCTGTAGGATCTATCGGTGATTATTGCGTGGTATATGAAACTATATCAGGAAATAATTCATTCAACATAGACAAAGAATTGGCGAAGATTTTTTACAAATCTCCGGGCAACTCCGAAGTAGGGATAGATCCGGGAGAGTGGGTGCTAGTAGGCAGCACTGACTGGGCTCTAAGCTGGCCTACGGTGGTCGGTACCGCAGCGGTAGGATCAGTGACGGGAACCATAATTGTAAATGAAACTACCACTGCTGCATTCACCAGCGCTACCCTTGCTACGGTAGTTAGCAATCTCAATACGTTACTTAACGGTGAAGGTATTTACGCCCTGGCGACAAACAATAGATTGCATCTGTATTCAGATGGTCGTAGCACCGTAGGAGACGATTCTACTCGCAGCGGAGAGATCGTCATAGCCGCTGGTGCAGGCTCAGCCCTGTCAGATCTTAAATTGGTAGCAGGAACTTACATCGCACCTAGGGTAGAGCATGCTCCCCATACCCAAAGACCTCTCTATAGAAGAGGAGAAATCGACGCTCTGGGAACGGCGACAGGATCGGTATGGATTAAAACCACCGAACCAAACGGTGGAGCTAGGTTGCGTGTAAGCAGATGGAACGGATCAACCAAAGCGTGGAATTCTGTAGAAGCTCCGATGTATAAAAATACCAACGAAGCTAATTACTTCTTAGATAGATCTGCGGGTGGATTAACACTAGATCGAAATAGTTTGTTCACACAATACAACGCGAGAGAGTTTGTTTCCGATCAATCGATGCCTAGCACCGTCGCTAGTCAAACAGCGGAGTTTAGGATATGGCGGAGGAGAGTACTAGGACAAACTGTGATTACATCAGCCGCTGTCACTGCCAGTTCTCCTGCTGCAACAACATCGACATTTACCATGAAACAGAGCAGGGCAGGAGAAAGAGAATTAGGTGCTTCAGTGACTGTGACGGTAAACTTATCAAACACTCCGGTCGTATTGTCCGCCCAAGATAGAGCAGATAGGATAGCAGCAGCGATCAATGCTGCGTCTTCTGGATTTTTCGATGAAGATGGGAATGCCCTGACTTCTAGGGTAGTGGCAAGCGTGACGGATAGTTTTGAGATCGTCTTAACACACACTCAAGGCGGTGAAATAAGATTAACTCCAGGACAAAATGCTCCGTTCTTGACCGACCTCTTCACTGTGTACAATCTAGCTACCGGCGCTGGGACACAGGGATTTTATGCACTGTCGGGCGGCGTGGTCACAGGTTCAGCAGAATCGTTTTTAGTTTCTAATTGGGCCCCATTGGGAGCGAGCACCAATCCCGAATATTATGTAGCTCCGACTGAACCGCTAGAAGAACCAGACGATGGACAATTGTGGTATAATCCCACAGTGTCTGAAGTTGATATCATGATACATAATGGAAGTACCTGGGTAGGGTATAAGCACTCTACCAGTCCTTATTTTGCCAACGGTACAGATCCAAACGGACCTATCGTATCAGCGAGCATGCCTGAAACCCAGAGCGATGGATCCACCCCACTCGAGACCGGCGACCTCTGGATCAGCACAGCGGATCTAGAAAATTATCCAGCGATTTACAAATTTGATGACGATGCGGGATCTACCATATCGAAAAAATGGGTGTTGTTAGATAAAACTGATCAGACCACAGAAGACGGTGTTTTGTTCGCTGACGCTAGGGTAAATGGCACTGGTACTACCAACGTTCCTGCTTTGATCAAAGATTTACTAACCAATAATTTCCTAGATCCAGATGCACCAGATCCTGCGCTGTATCCAAAAGGAATGCTGCTATGGAACACTCGTAGGAGCTATGGTAATGTCAAGCGTTATGCCAATGACTATATCAATCTATCTCAAGATAACCTGAGATTTGATGCCACCAATTCACCAAACGGGTTGACATTCGTATCTGGACAGAGCATGGCCAGTTATGCCACAGATCGCTGGGTGACCGCTTCGCCGAACCAAGAAGATGGATCAGGTACTTTTGGACGTAAAGCCCAGAGATCTGTTGTAGTGCAAAGATTGAAAAGCGTCATCGACACCAGCGAAGAAGCCCGTGATGAAGAGCGCAGAAACTTCAATATCATCGCTGCGCCTGGATATCCTGAGCTGCTGAGTAATCTGATCAACTTAAACTTGGATCGTAAAGTCACTGCATTCGTCATTGGTGATACACCATTGAGACTGCAGCCAAACACTACTTCTCTGTTAAACTATGCTACAAACGCAGCACTGGCATTTGACAACGGTGATGATGCCATAGTCAGCTTCGACGAATACTGCGCGGTTTACTATCCAAACGGATTTACCACAGATCTCAGCGGTACTAATGCTGTGGTTCCTGCCAGCCATATGATGCTAAGGACTATCACTCTCAGCGACCAAGTGAGCTATCCCTGGTTCGCACCGGCTGGTACACGCCGCGGCGGAATAACCAATGCTACATCTGTGGGTTACCTAGATTCTAGAGAAAATGAATTCGTCACTGTGGCTCTGAACACTGGTCAACGAGATACCCTCTACGAACAGAAGATCAATCCTATACCGTTTTTCGTGGGCGTTGGATTGGTCGCGTTTGGACAAAAAACCCGTGCTAGGAATGCATCCGCTCTCGATAGGATCAACGTCGCTAGATTAGTGGTATATCTGCGTAGCCAACTGCAGAAATTAGCTAGACCATACATCTTTGAACCTAACGATAAGATAACCAGAGACGAGATCAAAGGTGCTGTAGAAAGCCTCCTGATAGAATTAGTTGGTTTGAGGGCCCTCTATGACTTCGCTGTGGTCTGTGACGAGAGCAACAACACACCGTCGAGGATCGACAGGAACGAACTATATGTAGACATAGCTATCGAGCCAGTCAAGGCCGTAGAATTCATCTACATACCTCTGAGATTGAAGAACACGGGAGAGATTTAATGTCGACTGAAACCGTGGTTTTCTTCTTAGATAAATATATTACTGGAGTATAAGAAATGGCTATCACATCATTAATCAATCATTCCGTACAACCTGCAGGCCCAGGCTCTAACACAGCCATGTTGATGCCTAAACTAAAGTATAGATTTAGGGTCACACTGTTAGGTTTTGGCACGCAGGCAGCAACAGAATTAACCAAGCAGGTCGTAGATATTAGCAGACCGAAAGTGTCATTCGAAGAAATCCCTATAGATATCTACAACTCCAAAATCAAATTGGCAGGTAGATATTCCTGGGAAAACGTCACATTAAATCTCCGTGATGACGCTTCCGGCAACGTTACACGGATCGTCGGACAACAGATACAGAAGCAGTTCGATTTCATGGAGCAGAGTTCTGCGAGAAGTGGACAGGACTACAAGTTCACTACTAGGATCGAAGTACTAGATGGCGGCAACGGTGTACTCAATGCTGCCAACGTGTTAGAAACCTACGAAATGTATGGCTGCTTCCTACAGAACACAGACTACGGCGACAATAACTATGGCGAAAACGCATTCATGACTGTAGGATTGACCATAGTCTATGACAATGCGATCCAGAGTTCGTTCGCTGTTCCTGGACCTGGTGGAGTTGGTTCTCTCAACGTGAGGAGCACAGCCAGCACCAGCACAGTAGGACAGAACGCTATAGCGTTATAATAATTATAGCGATGTCAACAAAACCCGGAAATATCCGGGTTTTTTTATGAATAAATAATCTATATGACCGGTAAACTTAATCGTTATTTGAACCAAGATCCTTCAGGACCAAAAGGAGTGTTGGCCAACTGGCAACATGCGACAGATGTATTTGTCGAAAATAACTATAGATTATCTCCAAGATACAAGTTCCTCTTCCATGCATTTTTCCAATTAGATAAAACTGTGCCCCAAACCTCTCCTTTGACAGCGGTCAAAGCGGACGAAGAGATTTCTCTGTTGGTAAAATCTACGAATTTACCATCATATAACTTTGACACGGTGACGAAAAACCAATATAACAGGAAGCAGATAATCTACAAACAGATAAACTATGAACCTATAACGCTGGCGTTCCATGACGATAACGCAGGAATAATGAATGCGCTGTGGAATGCATATTATGAGTATTTCGTCAATGATAAAATTAATGATTATCCTCAGGCATATCCCAAGGGCAATAAATGGATGGGGTTAAAATACGGCATGGATGTTGACACGCCGGTGAGATTTTTCCAAAGGATATCTCTGTACACAATGAGCCGGAAAAAATGGAACGGTTATACCTTATACGGACCACGAATCAAAAGCTGGAAACACGGCGATGTAGATTATTCCGAAGGCAACGGAATCGTGGAAAATTCCATGACGGTGGAATTTGAAGCGGTCGCTTAC